GTACTTCTTCTATAAATTCTTCTAGTTCTTCGCCTTCTTTAGACTTGAAACGTGACCAGTCCCAATCGTCCCAACAGCCGTCCCATGAGTCAATCATTTCTGCTTCAGAGAAATCATTCATCTCCAACTCATCTGCAAAATCGTCAGCCATTGCTTCGACTAACATTTCGACTTCATATTCTTCTTGAGGAGTGACGAACCAGTTACCACTTCTCCAACCTGTTTCTATAGACACAATATCACCAGTGTCATAGTTTTTAAGATACTCATACTCAACATAACGTTTTTTGTACTTGTTACTTACTTGATAAGTTTTTCCTATTTCTATATTCATTATTTGTCGTCCCTAAATCTTACGAATCTTGGGAATCTTAAACTGTATGAGCCGTCCTGATTTTGAGATACTGCATCACATAATACTTCAGCAGTCTCTCCAATAACATCATCAGATGCTGAGTAGAACTCGTCACGTTGTTCGTCTGAGAATCCAGATCCAACATTTACTTTAATTAGTTTGCCATCGTCTGTCCCTTGACAAACTAATGCACCCAATCTACCTTCATTTCTTCCTGTACCCTCTTCGATAGCAATGACTTCTAAGTCTACAGTAATAGTAGGCTTCCATTTCATCCAAAAGAGATTACGTTTGCACTCATATGGTGCCTCTAACTCTTTGATCATAATGCCCTCGAACCCTGCATTGACCATATCGTTAGAGTATGTTTTAATTTGTTGCTTGCCTTCATCAGTGTCTAAGTCAACAATGATATGAGACATAGTTTCTAGTGAAGCAAGTTCATCAAAAAGAGGAACTAAGTTGTTCATTGCAGTAATACGTTTTCTGAATTGTGCATTACAATGTCCACGTTGAAAGTCTGCTAGTGGCATGACATCGAATACATGAAATACTGTATCATCAGCCTTAGCATCAGTTTTTCTACGTGCTTGTTTCATTAACTCATTGAATGATGCTCCGACAACTTCACCATCGAATACAAAACCCTTAGTGCAATTGCCGATATCTTTGCCTAACAAAGTAATTATTTTTCTTACATTAGCGGTTACTTGATCTTCAATGTGTGTGAAGTTCTCAAAGACTTTTCCGTTACGACTGTAACATGTTGCGACTGGCTCAGGATGATCATACATACCTGGCTCAAACGATACTACCATCAGAACTCTAACGCCATCTAATTTAGGCTCAAGTCTCTTAGTGCCTGACATTTCAGGTCTGCCATCTCCGTTAGTAGCAAGTTGACATTTAAAAACTGGTACTTCGTAGTCAGTCTTCTTACAAACTTTGTTGATTGTAGCAACTGAAAAGCCTGCTCGTAAATCTCTACGAATGACTGGAGCACAAAAGTTGTTCCATTCATCACTAGAAAATTGTAGAGACATCTTTGCTACTGCATCAATGGCATCATTACCAGTCAACTTACGTTCTTTAAGTTGTTCTAGTAATTCAATAAACTCATTCCAAGGATTAGCATATTCTCTATCTGATTCCTGATTGTCAGAAATCTTTCTGACTCCAAATGTAACATATGGATTGTAACACATGCCAGCAAGTTTAAGGAACGTATCTGCATTCTCACTGCCCAATGTGGCAGCCTCTAATGCTTGGGTCAAAACATCTTGCTTATGAAGTTTTGAATTTGATTCGTTAAGTTTGTGTATCCAACTTGCACTCATATGTGTCTCCTAAATATACTATTATTATACAGCCAAACAGTTTTAATGTCAACCCCTAGATTGATTAAAAGCCACAACTGCTTGGTCCCACCATACAGATAGTTGCGTGACTGATGCACTCACAACGTCTCCAACAGCGCCTGCTCCGCCGTACATAAATGTACAAACTAGATATCCTACGACAAAGCCTATTGCTAGATTTTTCATTTTTCCTCCATTACTTTAACACGATTCAACTGGGTGGTCACTAGTCCATCATCGTCAGTGCGATGACCTTTGACTGTGCCCTTAATTCTAAGTTCAGTGTCTACTGCTGGATGCAAAGTAGAAGAGGCAAAAAACACCACGTTACCAGTGCTAGTCTTAGCAGTGATAAAGTAGCAATTATACCTATGTGACAGAATGGTTCTAAGGATAGTAACATCCAACTCTACTCTGTCTTTGATTTTACCGATAGCCGTAGAAGTTTTAGTCTCCTCAGCAATTCGGTCCTCTTGACCTTTTTTAACGATAGCACGGTCATATGCTTTTGGAAGACTTGCGATCATACCGAAATCACTTGAACTGGTGATCATGTCTTTGTCTGCTAATGCCATAGCAGACCTATCAAAATCTGACATCCAACCACCTTGCAACATTTTAAATGTCAAGGCTTTGTAATGTTGGCGAACTTGAACACCAAGATTCTTGGTAGTGGCATCAACACCCTTAAGGTTGTTTTGCAGAAGTTCCAACATAATGTCACGGTTGGATTTTACTTTGTCAGAACCCTCATGTGCCTTCACATAAGTCTTGCCGTTGAGCAAGTATGCTTTAGCAGAAGCCGCCCAAACATCGTTGGCTGAATATTCAATTTGATTCCTACGCATAGTTCTCATTCCTTATGCACTCCAGTATGATTCTGAAAGAGTTGACATGTAGTGAGGAGTATTGATTCCCTCAGTTACAGTGATTTTTTTACCAGTACCTGGGCAGATGCCAGTCTTAGTAATCATTGGTTCAACATAATCTTCAACAGCAACAATCGTGTAAGATGATGCAAATTGCTTATGCACCATATTAAAGTGTGCTTCAGTAGCATCACGGTATGCATTATGCATGTTAGCATGATACTCAGGTAGACCATTTGCTACACATTCAGCAACTTGATCATAAGCCTTTTGATAATACTTAACAGTACGAGTGATACCTGCTTTAGCGGCACCTACTGTCTTGTACTGAGTAGAAGCATAACTTTTTTTGTTAGGCTCTCTGTGGATTGCTTGATTAGTGTTGTCGATGATTAAGTACATATTGTTCCCTTGTTTGTTCATAATATACATATATTATACGCAAAATTGTACCCAATGTCAAGCCTTTTTACCCATTATTTTCACTTTTTTACCACAATAATATCAATGACTTACTCAGTATCATCGTTTCTAATGACCCGTAAAAACGGTTTTTGACGTACAGTAGGGGTCTCAACTGGCTGTGGTTCTATATATTCAGCACCCTCCACCTTTGGTTTAACTGACTCATTCAAGTGATTAACCATCTGTGCTAACATAAAGACGATATCATCTTTATCTTCTTGCTCATCTAGTGTCTCTAGCCAAGTTTCTAGTTCTTCAACTCCACCGTTAAACAACAACTGGGCACACCATTTAATGTTGGCTTCATATCTACCTTCGTTCCATATACTCATTAGTGATTCCTCCCACCGTCAAATACACATACAAAATATAATCCATAGTGTCCTGTATTGTAGACTCTATGAAATTCTCCATCTTCGATACAAACAACATCACCTGAACTGACTGAAAATCTTTCCCCGTCAATCTCCATATCACCGGACCCTTCTATAAAGAAGTAAACTTCTTCTTGTCCTGCATGAGTGTGACCGTTTGTTGATTGATTTGCTCTTAGCATTGTGCTACTAAGAACTAAGTTCTTACCAAATGCATTATCTTTTAATACATATTGAGCATTGTCTTTAATTGTTTTTCCACCTACGTTCCGTATATTAACTCTGTCCATTATTCATACTCCGGATTGTATTGTTCATATTGACCTGTATACCAATGTTTAATAATTTTTTCTGCTGGCTTGCCTCTGACTGATTGTGAGATATTTGGGAAGCCTTCAACTCCACATGAACCAAATACTCTTCCGCAATCTGCGCCATATTGATTTTCATCAGGTATCAGTGTGTCTGATAACCAATATGCGGTACTTGCTGTAGTCCCTTTTGTTTCAAACCAAGGTTGAGTATCTATTGCTCTAAGTAAACCTTCAACAAAGATTGCTTGTGCTGAAAAATCAGTTGGTACATAATACTGCATACACTCGTCATAGTATCTGTCTTTGTATGTTCCTTGAGTACAGAATCCATCTTCTACCCAACCTCTACTTAAAAACATTTTATGACTTTGAGCAAACAGATTCCATATAATTGGGGGAAGATCGTATGTAGTATACTGCCAACAAGGTTGTTGATTATTGCATGTCCATGATTGATACATGTTATCAATGTATTCACCAGCCCTATATTCTATAAATTCTACAGTAGCATCTTCTTCCTCACCGATATCCATAATGTTAGGGAAGTTACCAATGACACCGTCAACTTCGTTAAACAAACGTGAGTCATTCCATACAACTCCTTCTCCTATATAGACTTCACCGTCGAACCTACCTTGGACTTGAGAAATAATTGAACCCATTCGTTCTGCATAATAACTTCTAAGGTCATCACGTTCATATTGATCATACTCACCCTCTAGTCCACAAAAACAAATCCACATTGCACTCCAGTCAGCAGACATAGATCCAACACCTAATTGATTTAATCTATCTGCTTCCCATAGTATGTGTTCTTCATGTGAGTCTAAGATTCTTTTTAAAAGAGGCTTATCTACATAAACCATACCATCAAAAGGAAACAATGGATTGTTATCGTCATCTAATGCTAAAAACTGCCATGCATAATGCATAGTCATACCTAATTCTTGTGCGGTCTCAGCAATAAATTCAATAGTCCAATCTGCTATATGTTTACGGTTGTGATTTATTTCCCATGTTTCTGCTTGATGATCTTTCCAATAACCAAAGTTGTATACCCATGCTGTTTCTACACCGTTTTCTTTTAACTGACGTAGTGTTGTTCGATACATCAACTTAGTATATTCTACTCTAGTACAATCAGATATCCAACTAGCACCTCTACCCTTGTAGTTGTCATATATCCATTCTACACCATAGTCTTTAAAACCAATTGCTTTAAGATGATCAGGACCAAAAGAGTTTGATGGCATGGGCAAATCAAAGTCACCCATATATGATTTTTTGATTTTTGCACTATGAGGATTGACACAAGATCCTTCACTATCGTTATCACTAACAGTTATCTGTACACTTGCTGTTGCGCCTGAGCAGTTCAGAGAGTACGTGTAATCGCCATAGTTATTTAATGTGAAGTTCTCACTACCACTTAAAGACTTAGTGCCAGACCAAGAGCCTGATGCTGTACATGAATCTGCGTTTGAACTATTCCAAGTTAATGTAAAACTATCACCTGATACAAGACTAGTCTTGTCTGCGGCCATTGATGCTGTAGGGCTAGGAGTGTTACCACCTGTGTTACCACCTCCAGATACAGTACCTGAAATGATAGCACCCGCAACATCTTTACCGCCCCCACCACCGCCACCGCAGGCTGTGAGAATTGCTAGTAAGGGAATGAGTGTGATATGTCGATAAAATGTCATTCTGTGTACCTATATGTGTCAAGTGTTTATATAGTATACACGAATTCGGTACCCAATGTCAATAGAAAAATGCCCAAATCTTACGAAATGGGCATTTCTGTTTTACTGAGTTTTCTCTGAGGAACTGTAATTAACTAAATGCTAATTTGACCAATTGCGTGTACCATGATCCAAGTAGTTGTTACGAATAACATTACTTCACCAAAAGTCTCGCAATTAGGACAGTATTGCTTCATGCTAAAGAGTTTTTTCAATGTTGTCTCCGTGTGTGTATTGCAAAGGACGTAGTTTTAATTACTCATCTAAAAAAGGTTTTTAGAAATGCGTAAAAAATACTACTATGTAGGACCCTCCTACAATGACTATTTATGCCTTATATTTGCTTTTGCTACTTTTTGTAACGTGCATAAAAATGTGGTGACCTTACACTTTTATGTACGAACAAATGTCATACATGAACACAAAAGAGCATGTTCATTTATTAACCTCTTTCCAAAGTGTCATACTTTGTCATACTTGGGATTCTAAATATTCTCTTAAATTACCATGCAATGTGATCATCATTGCTGTCTTATGTTCGTAAACTCTGATAAAAGGTTCTCCCTTTTTACCTCTTATTTTGTGGACACCAAGGTAATATGGGCATTCGATCTTTTTAATTATTTCTTGTATAAATGCTTCTGGAGCAATGATTCTTTTTTTGTGCATTGACTTGGGATTAAGTCCTAACTCAAAATCATAGTATGTAAGTTTTGCTAACTCAAATAATTTGAGTCCTTCATCACTAAGTCGTAAGCCTTGTCCACCTCTACCTGTCAGCCACATTTTAAATACGATATCGCCTATGGGCATACTAGCCGGTACTATACCTTCGGGTAGTTCTTTAAGAATGGCTTCAGTAATTTTTTCTTTGTTTTTAGGAAATTTCATCCGGATATACTGTACGTCCGGCGTTTAAGAATACTACAGTAAATTTGTCCGTTTTAAATTGTGCATTTAATTTTCTGCATAAGTTTCTTGCATGGCCCGGATTAGAAAAACTTGTCTTTTTATATTTCGGAGCCGCATCACCATTTAAGTAATGTGATGATTTTAGGTTGATAGGCTGGTCATCGTAGTATACTGCCCAAATGCCAGATGCTTCGATAATCTGATCGCATTTGTATGTATCTTTATCAACGTATTCCAGGATGACGTGTGGTTGGCTTCTACTCACTTGAAAGAGCCGCCTTTAACTTGTACATCAATTGTTTCTTCATTGTCTTTTTCCTTTTTTAAATCATGCAAATCTGATAACAACATAACTAGTTCGTCTCGTAAACCCCTGGCGTGATCGATAGAAAGAACAACTGTATTTGATTTCTTGCTCTCTCCTAACGACACCTTGTTCACAAAATCTTTTATGTGTAACATAATATGCTTATATATTTATCAGATTTTTTGCTTCTTCTCTAGTTTTAAACGGTCCTTGATACGGATATCGTTGAATAAAAATATATTTTGGGCAAAATATTACTTGATCAATACCGTTGTGTTCAACTACAAAGTACCCTGCGGCATGGAAGCATTTTGATTTCTTAGTCTTTGTAAAGACATGAAGACCTCGTTTAACATCATACACAGAGTTATATGTCCTTGCTGTAGTAGGATACTCTGGGTAAGGTGTATCTACTTTAGCAGTAGATTCTTTAGGTGCTATGAATTTAATATTTGTTTTCTTTTGAATCTTTTTGATAGACTCAAATTCAAATACATCATTTTGTAAAGTTACGTTGAATGTTCCTACGTTGTTTGCACAAACATTACCTACTTTACGTTCACCGTCTGTTAAAATCCAAAACTCATCATCTTTGATAGGCTTTGCTGTTAGTTCTACATCTAATATCATTTTTTCTCCGTTAAGTTCATATACGTAAATTTTGTTTTCAGTTTTAACCATTTGCTAGTTTCCCAGTATATGGTGTGTTCAACCATTTAGAATACACATCAGCCTGATCACTGATTCTGTTAAGTTCATACTTACCACAGAATCTCATAAAGTGTACACCAACTTGTGCAACATTATCTTTATTAACACCGTTCTTTACAACATCATCAGTAGCATTTCTAAACTCTAATGGTTGTGCTGTAAGATCGATCAATGTACGATTACGTTCATAATCATCACGTACCCTGTGTTCGATTTCATTGTGATCAGTCCAACGTTGTAACATGATGTTATTCCAGTTGAAACCACCTTTGTCTTTATCAGCATATGCTTCTATTAGACCTGTCTTGTTCTTAGTACCCTTCTTACGTACACCTGGATATGCACTGAATACATTATCACTAGTGTCACCACGCATACACTTCTCAAACAATAGATACTGAGGGTCTTCTAATGTCTTATGCTCCTGAGTCTTTTTGTCAATGACTGGTCTGCCTCTATCATCAAAGTACCCGTCAATCGTAATCAACTGTTTGTTGACACCATTGTACATATGAACAGACTCTGATAGCAACTGTAAATAGTCAGTATCAGTAGAAATAATGATATGTTCATCATCAGGGTGTAGTGCGGCAAAACGTGCTATGCAATCATCAGCCTCAGCATTCGGATCACGTAAGACTGTTACATTAGTTTTCTCAATTAAGAATGTAGTCAATGCTTGATAAGTCTCCCAGAACATTTCACTTTCTTCAATCTCTGCTTCAGTCAAGTCTTGTTCTTTTACTTTGCGATTGGCTTTGTATGGAGTATAAAACTCTTTACGCCATGAACGACCTTCTAAACAAAAGACTACATGATCAACGCCATAGTTACGAACTGCTTGATTGACCGACCCTAGAGTCAGATGCAGAGCCATACCTATCTTTTCCCATGTATCTGCATTGCGTGATGCAACATGCTTTGCACGGAAGAAAGCATTCATTGTGTCTATGAGGGCGTATTTCATTTAAAGTCTCTTATTTATCATTTAATAAGATACTATTATACGCAATAACTACGCATATTGCAAGCCTTTATGGGTAAAAAGGGTAAATTAAATTTTATAGATAAAATCGATAGTTTCTATGGGTAATGGAACTAACCATTTTGAAGTTGTGTTCCATTCTTGGAATGAGTGCTTTTTGTGTTTCTACCCACCATTCATCAGACATATTGCATAACCTTTCAATCTCATCAGCAATGGCTATTGCTCTGCTTTCATCATCTTCTAATAAATCGTATGCTTCGTTTATATAAGGAGAAAAGGTTTTATATCCCATATCACGTAATACTTTTAAAGAGTTGGGCATACCACATAAAATAAATGGAATTTTTGCTATTAGAAACTTAAATGTTTTTTCAGTAAAAGTAATACTATCTAAAAAATTTGTGTCCAAAGTAGTTACGATTTTGCGGCCGTCACGGATAACACTTCTATCATGGAAATACTTTGTTTCTGTTATAATAGCAAAATAACATTGTTGTACATGATGTTGCATACTACTAGCAAAATGCAACTTTTCATTTCCTTCATTACCGTGCTTATGATCCACGTCTACATCAGAATGATTTTTAAACCCTAGAGGCTTTAAATTTTCAACTATCGGCCTGTTGTCTAATAATGCTTGAAATATCCATTTTCCTGATTCAGGAAAATATTCTTCATTGATCGTAGTATAACCCGGTGATGCAGGGTTTGCATGATAAGTAATGATACTATCAAATTGACCTTCATCTAATCTTAATGACATTAAACCTTGATCGTGTAGATTTCTACGAATAATTTGTCCTACAAAATATACTCTATTCAACTTAGGATGATTATTGTAAAATAAAAATTTCCATGGTTTTATTTTTGGTTTACTGTTTATTTTTTGTATTTCTTTTTTCTTCTCATCATCCAGACCTTGATAGTGAGTTGCTATATTTTCTTCTAAATTATTAGAAAGAATAATAGTCATACCTTCCATTAACTCATAATCTTCTTTATGTTTTTTTGCATATTCATAATTTAAATGATGTGCGGCTCCAGCAAAAATCATAATGAAATGTGAACTTCGAGGTTTTTCCGCTCCAAAGTTTGCTAAGTGTGACATTGATATTTCATAAAAAACGTCAGACCAAATTTTCATATCTCTCTGGGTATACCCTTCAGAATCCATGAGCATAACAAATTTGTCTTTACCTTGTAGTTGAGCCCGCATCCACATAAATTCTGCTATTAGTTTAACTATTGCTTGATGGTATTCGCCTCCCTCATTCCACCACTCACCTTCATAAATTTCACTCGGTAACATGCACAACCCTGGAGAAATCATAAACACATCATCAGTGCCTACTGTTCTATAGGCATGAAATATTTCCCAACTAGATAGGCCTTGGTCGATGTTATTGCTGATGTGATCTAATATATGTTCTGCTACCCCGGGGTCCAGAGTATCTCTAATATCATCGTACATTTTTAATCGTTTATAAGGGGAGGCTGATACGATTGTACAGCATTGTCGAGTGTTTTGTTTGGATCAACATAACCTTCGGCTTGTGCGACTTCTTTATTTTCAAAAAATTTGTGCATTTCTTCTATGAGAAACGTTCTGTTTTCCTGCACAGACAAGTCTAATCTGCGTTCATTAATAAGAGTAGTTTGATGTAGTTTCCATGCATCAAAGGCTTTTTGCGACACAGTTTCCATTAAGTCTTTACCGGCTTGTCCTGGTAAAGGTGGGAACGACATTGCTGGTAATTCTTCATTATACTTTTTACAAAAGACTACTGTTTCCATTAATCAATCATCCAAAACATCCAAATAATCATTGGATATAATCCTAATAGTAGATATTCTACTCGTTTAAATTGTTTTTGACCTTTCTCAGTTATATCATACATATTAACTTACCTCTGTTCTTCCGTCACCCAAATCTTTACTAGTAACAACTCTCATATCTGCACCAGTAATTGGATCCTTGTCTTTTCTATTATGCGGGTCTGCTTGTGCTTGTTCATATACTTCTAATGCGATATTACGACAGACTTGTTGAAACCATCTGTCAACAATTTCTTCATCGTTATCATCGTCTTTTTCTTTGTATCCTGCTTTGATTAGATTTAACACGAACTTGTCGTTCCAATCCATTTCAAATGCACCATTATTTATATCTTCAGGATCAAGTTGCATGTCTAAGATAGATACCCAAGGTTCTCCGGCTCTGGTTGCTTTTTCTTTCTCACTCAGTTTAGGTGCCGCTTTCTTTTTTGGTTCGGGTTTTTTCTGACCGAACATGCTTTTAATTTTATCTAACATTTAGTTCCTCTCTAAGTACTTATCATGTAATTTGAATGACGCAAGATTTTTTGCTTTAGACTCGCACATCATGTCAGCCCATGATAAATGATCAAGTGCCCAGTCATTGACTGCATTGTTCCAGTAGAAGTCAGAGTGAGCCCTGAGTTTTTGCTTCTTGTGATTTGATTCTAGCAGAGTATTTAAGTCAGGCTTATGATCAATGTTATGACCTGTAAGATAATCCTCACGTGATACTGAGTAATGAATAACAGGACGAACACCACGCCATGAGTCGATTATACGTTTACATCGATCATCGGTATGTAGAATATATTCTCCGTCTTTGACCCAGTGATGGTGTATGTCCAATACGAGTGCAAGATGATCGGCGAGTTCGAGGCTTGCGTCAAGGCCCCACGACATCTCATCGTTTTCGATTGTGATTGTGTTACGTGCCTCGGGTGATAGTCTAGGTAAGACATCGATGATACCTTGGGGACCTTTACGTCCTGAGATATGTACGTTGATTTTGAAGTCCTGAAAGGACTTGCCGTATCCCATTGCCCTTGCCATATCCACATGATACTCAAACTCCGTTATACTATTATTTACTATGCCTTCACTGGCTGATGCAAGAACTGTAAACTGACCTGGATGAAACGATAGTCTGACATTGTTGGCACGTGCAACCTCACCGATAGGCGCACATAGTTGCTCCATACGATTACGAACGTCAGCCTGTTTGTAGAAGTATGCAAACTCCGGGTGAGTGTAACCAGTCATCATATCACTAGTTAGACGTACCATACGTAATGATAAGGGTAGAGTGGCAACTTTAGATACAAGATTGTATGTATTAGTCAGATTACGCTCCATGACTTCCCACATCTTGTCTTCTGCTTTGTCAGGGTTATTACGCAACCACGTCAATGTGGTGCCACCTGTGTTGAGTCCCTCTGTAGAAACTACTTGTTGCTTGTCATTGACTTCAGACCATTTGCAGGCGAAACCGATGCGTTTAATATTATTATCTGTAAACATTGATAAATACTCTTATAAAGTGATGGAAAATAAAACCTATGCATGATATACGAAACATACTGAACATTATAAACGAAAGTGAGAGTGATGTCAAGCCTCATTTACCCGAATCTAATCCAGGCGAAACATCAGATTTCGTTAAAAATAATGCTAGATTTGCGGCACATGGCGAAGAAACACTAGATTCAATGGTCGCAGGCTTTGAAGTTGAAACTTTACCTGAGTTTTTAGAAGACGAGGGTGTTGAAGTTCCAGACAGTGAAGAAGATTTAAACGAATACAAATGGCAGCCACGTGCTGATGGTCAATCAAAAACAGAAGTTACCAAAGTGTTTCAATGCAATGATTGTGACGGTGACGGCACAGTTGTAGATGAAACTGAAGATGATGCTGAAGTTATAACATGTAAACAATGTTTAGGTACAGGTCATGTAGACAGTGGTGGTAATCCAGTAAGAATTGGATTTGGTCCTAGAGAAGATGAAGTCGTTACAGGTAGAGAAGAAGAATTAGAAACCGATGATGCTATGTTTGAAGAATTAGGCAAAGACGGTAAAAATCCAGCAGTACCTTACAGTAAGAGTACACAAAAAGATTTAGACGATAGAATAGCAAATGCAACTCCCCCTAGAAAAGATAGTAGAGATCATAACGATGCAGAAGAAGGCGAAGTTGCTAGACATTTAAGACACATGAGACAATTAAGTGGTCTTAAATCTACGCATGATGACGTTGATGAAGCAATTGATGTCCCTAAAAGAGTTATTAAAGACAAAGAATTAACTGACTACTTAGATAGAATCTTATCAAAAGACAAAGGTAAGACAGATAAGTACAAACTTCCTTACGTTCACAGATCAAATGTTAAAAACTACATTCCAATTGTAGATCCTGAAGGAAAGAAATTTGATTTAGATAAGTTAGCAAAAGACATTACAATGCGTCCTAATAAATTGCTCAAGCAAAACGAAAAGATGCAACATAGTGACGGTACAACTAGTATCTTCTATAACATAGGTCTTCCTGCTTTAACAGGATTAGGGTATGATGAAGAAAAGAACGAGTTTGTAGTCATTAATACATGCCCGGGAGCAGGAGAATGTAAAACATTCTGCTATGCTTTAAAAGGTGGTTATGTACAATGGGCTCCAGTATCACTTAGTCAAACAAGAATTTTAAACTTCTTATACAATGATCCAAGTGGTTTCTTTGATCAACTAAATGCAGAAATTGATGAAGAAAAACGTAAAGGCGATGCTAAACAAGAAAAACATAAAGTTACTGTACGTTGGCATGATGCAGGAGATTTCTTCTCTGACGAATACTTAGACTTAGCATATAAATTAGCCGCAACTCATCCTACTGTAGACT